TTGATTGATGATCTTGCTCTTGATCCGAATAATGCACGCAAACATAATGACGAAAACCTTCGGGTTATCGCTGAAAGTCTAAAAGCTTTTGGTCAAAGAAAACCGATTGTGGTTTGGAAGAAGACAGTGATTGCAGGTAATGGAACTATCGTTGCCGCTAGATCCTTGGGATGGAAGGAGATTGATGTGGCGTTGATTCCTGACGATTGGGATGCAGATAAAGTCAAGGCGTTTGCTTTAGCAGATAATCGGTCTGCAGAATTGGCTGAATGGAATAAAGAAGTTTTAGCTTCCCAATTGATTGAGTTGGAAGAAGCAAATTTTGAGATTGAAGATTTTGGGTTCGCCAAGATTGATCAGCCGGACGAGCAAGAATTAGCGGATGCCTTTGAAAGTTTGGGCGGAGATAAAGGGGAAATGGAAACAATGTCTTTTACTTTGCATAATTCTCAAGCCGATTTAGTAAAGCACGCTCTGGATAAAAGCAAAGCCTTGGGTGAATTTGATTTTGCTTTGAACACTAATAGCAATGGCAATGCAATCTTTAGGATTATTGAAGATTGGCTAGGCAATAATGTCGGCTAAGGACATAATTGTAAAACCCATTTCTTCTAAAGAAGCTAATGAGTTAGTCAAGCGAGTTCATTACAGCGGAAAAGTTGTATCTAATAGCCAATTACATTTAGGCGTTTTCTTTGCAGGATCACTTGAAGGCGTTATGTCTTTTGGCCCTTCTTTAGATAAAAGCAAAGTTATTGGATTGGTAAAAGATACTGCTTGGAATGGTTTCCTTGAGTTGAATCGGATGGCTTTTACGGATGTGTTGCCAAAGAATTCTGAGAGCAGAGCAATTAGCGTTGCAATGAAAATGTTGAAGAAGCACGCTCCAAAAGTTGAATGGGTTATTAGCTTTGCGGATGGAACTCAATGTGGAGATGGGACAATCTATCGGGCTAGCGGTTTTTATTTGACTGGATTGAAGAAGAATAAAACAATTCTAAAAATGCCTAATGGGCAGATTGTTACTGATCTTAGTTTGAATGTTGGTCTGCCTGGGGGCGGTAATGCAACCTATTGGAAAAAGAATGGTGCTGCTCCATTGATTGGTTTTCAACTTCGCTATATGTATTTTTTGAATCCTAAAGCTAAGGATCGCTTGAATGTTCCTATTATTCCATTTAGCGAAATCGCTCAACAGGGTGCTAAAATGTATAAGGGTATAGGCGGTAGAAGCATTGTTAGTGATGCGACTAACTTCCAGTTAGAAGAAGGCGGTGCAACTCCGACCCTACTGCTCCAACCCAAGGACTAATTTATGCCAGCAGGAAGACCAGCAAAACCTACTGAAATAAAAAGAAAATTAGGAAATCCTGGGAAAAGGGCTTTGCCTGATTCAAATCAAATTCAACTTTTAGAACCTATCTTTGGAATTCCTGATCCTGCTAGACCCCTTCTAAAGTATGGCCGTGAATTTTGGGACAAAGTTTGGGGAGCAGGTTTGTCTTGGATAAGCCCAAACACCGATTCAGAAATTCTTTTGATGACTTGTGAATTGGTTGACGAAAGATGGAATCTTAGAGTCAAAGTAATGCAAAATAATGATTGGCGTGAACGCAGGGCTTTGCGAGAACTTGATTCAAGAATTATTAGTAATCTTAGCCTTCTAGGATTTACTCCGGCAGACAGATCTCGTCTAGGTGTCGCTGAAGTCAAAGCTATTTCTAAGATGGAAGCATTGAAGCGCAGACAAGAAGCAAGGACAAATGGAGCTAGTAAATAATTCTTGGCCACCTGCATTAGTTACGCCAACAGTTACAAAGTTTGGATCTAAGGGTGCGGATGCTGTTGATTTCATAAACACTTTTGTTACTTTGACTAAAGATTCTGTTGCAGGTAATACTGGTGAAGCCATTAGATTACGCCCTTGGCAAGAAAAACTTTTGGAAGAAACTTTGGTGCTTGATCAAAATGGTCTGTTTCAAAAACGAACTGCCTTGTGGGGAATGGCCAGAAAAAATGGAAAGTCTGCATTAGTTACTGGATTAGGTTTGTGGTTTCTTTTCAATGGAGATGATGGTGGTGAAGTTTATTCTTGTGCAGCCGAAAAAGAACAGGCAAGAATTACTTTTGGGGATGCTCGCAAAATTATTGAGCGTGAACCTGAACTAGCTTCTATGTGCAACATCTATAGAGATGTAATTGAGATGCCTTCAACTGGATCTATTTGGCGTGTGCTTTCAGCAGAAGCTTACTCAAAAGAAGGCCTTAACCCAAGTGCTGTGATTATGGACGAGTGCCACGCACTTCCCAATCGTGAACTTTGGGATGTTATGCAATTAGCTCAGGCTTCTAGAAGACAACCTATTATGTTAGCGACAACAACTTGTGGAGTAAAAACTGATACGACTGGGCAGGATTCAACTGCTTATCAACTTTACAAATATGGACAACAAGTTGCGAGTGGTGAAATTGATGATCCTTCTTTTTATATGGCTTGGTGGCAAGCACCTGTTGATTCTGACCATAGAACTGAAGCAACTTGGATTGCTGCCAACCCTGCTTATGGAGATTTGAATTCTAAAAGCGACTTTGAATCTATGGTAAAAAGAACTCCTGAAGCAGAATTTAGAACTAAGCGTTGTAATCAATGGGTTAGTGGTCAGAACGCTTGGCTTCCGGCTGGTGTCTGGGGAACTTTGAGATCTGATTATCAACTTTCTGAAGATGCAGAAATCATTTTGGGGGTTGATGGATCATTCTCTGGGGACACAACAGCCATTGTGGGAGTTACTATTCCTAAAACTAAGGAAGATAAACCTTACGTTTTTCTTGTTAAAGCCTGGGAAAAGCAACCGACTGATACCGCTGAATGGCGTGTGGATACTATTGAAGTTGAAGAAACAATCAAAATGTTTTGCCAAAAATATAGAAATGTAAAAGAAATAGCTTTTGATCCTTTTAGGTGGCAAAGATCTATGGCAGTTCTTCAGGATCTTGATTTGCCAATTGTAGAATTTCCTTGCACTAGCCCTAGACGTATGATTCCTGCTTGCCAAAAGGTCTTTGATTCTGTTACCGAAGCGACTTTGATTCACGACGGTAATCCTTTACTTGCTAGACATTTGGATAACTGTATGCTCAAAATAGACAGTATGGGTGCAAGAATTGTGAAAGAGTCAAGAAATAGTTCAAGAAAAATTGATGCTGCTGTTGCTTTTGTGATGGCGTATGATCGTGCAACAAGTAAGATTGAATCAATGGCTTTGCCCGAATTTTATGTATTCTAAGGATTGATTTGTTACCAACAATTTTGCAGGCAGTCGGAATTTCTGTAATCGCTTTTGCTGTCGGACTAATTTCAGTTCCCGTTGGATTGACTATTTCTGGAATAGGAATTCTTCTTTTTGGTTTAGCGTTGGAACGAAGGAATAAATAATGCTTGGTAATCTTAGAGAATCTAGGGCTATTTCTTTTCAGTCGCTTTGGGGTGCAGGTGATCTAACCTCCTATGAAACACAATCTTCAGCCTTTGTTGATTACAACACTTCCCTGCAGGTAAATGCTGTTTGGGCTTGCGTGTCTTTGATCTCAGATACTATTTCTGCATTGCCTGTTGATACTTTGATTAGGCGGGATGGAATTGCCAGTCCTTACAGACCTAGACCTGCTTGGGTGATAAAACCTGACGTGTCTATTCCCAGTGTGGCTTTTTGGCAACAAACTTTGATTAGCTTGCTAACTGACGGAAACGCCTTTATAAGAATCTTTAGAGATAATCAGGGAAACATTATCAATATGATGGCTTTGAATCCATCCGCAGTCGTTGTTACAAGGAATCCTTTAGGGCAAAAACTTTACACTTATTCGGGAGAAGCAACAAAAATTCTGACTAATGAAGATGTTCTACATATTTGCGGATCAATTCTAGTTGCTGGAGATTTGCGTGCAAGATCCCCAATTGAAACTTTGAAAGAAAACATTGGCTTGGCAATTTCTCTAGAAAGTTTTGCTTCCAGATTCTTTGGACAAGGAACGCTTACACAAGGTGTAATTGAATACCCTGGAGCATTGACTAGTGAGCAAGCAGAAAATTTGGCCAAGTCTTTTGATCGCCAACACAAAGGATTTAGAAAAGCCCATAAGACTGGAATTCTTTCAGGTGGAGCTTCATTCAAGCCAACAACTATCGCCAACGATCAGGCGCAGATGCTTGATTCAAGAAGGCTGGCAGTTGAAGACATTGCCAGAGCTTATCGTGTGCCAACAGATATGATTGGTTTGAATAATGGTGGGCAATCTTACAACAGTATTGAGCAGAAGCAGATTGCGTTTGTAACCCATACTCTCAGACCTTGGTTAGCAAAACTTGAAGATGCTTTCTCTAGTCTGCTCCCAGATTTTGCTTTCTTATCTTTCAATACTGACGATTTGCTTCGTGGAGATTATGCCACCCGTATTGAAGGCTATGCAAAGCTTCTGCAGAATGGGGTGTTCTCTGCCAATGAAGTTAGGCGTAAAGAAAATATGCAACCGATTGATGGTGGAGATGTTGTTCGTGTGCCTTTGGCAAATGTGAACATTAGTGCTGCTTCACTTACTGAAGACGAAACTAAGGTCGCAATGGCACAAAAACTTATTTCTTTAGGCTTTGTTCCTGAAGATGTTTTGACTGTTCTTGGTTTGCCTAAGATTGCTCATACTGGGTTGCCAACGGTGCAGTTGCAAAATCCTTCTACTGTGCCAGATGGCAGTTATGATACGGGAGAATAAATGCCGATAACTCAAACTGCTATTTCTGTTGGTACTGCTTTGGTGCAGGTTGTTTCCCCTGATATCAATTCTGTAAAGGTAACTCTGCATAATCTTGAGTCAAGTGCTGGCAGACAGATTTGGGTGGGTGGAAGTGGTTTAGTGCAGGGACAGTCTGTCCATATAAACTCTGCCAATATCTTGCAGTTAACTCTTGATCCAGGTGATGCTCTTTACGCTGTAACTACATCTGGGACTTATTCTCTTGGTGTGATTGTGCAGAAGCAGGACTAATGCCTTATTTTATTTCTAAAACTGCTCAGGGCTGGAATACAGTCAAGGATGATGGCACTGTTTTGGGTGAGCACGTTAATAAGCAGGATGCGATAGATCAGATGGTTGCGGTTAGTTTGGCTGAGAAGATTCCTGTTGGCGGTGAGTTGAAGCGTGCTGTTGCTTCTGGTTCTTATAGTCCCCCTGAAGGTGTTGCTGTTGCCGCTAAAAGAGCTTTGAAGTGGATTGCTGATGGCTTGGCAGGTTCAGGTTTTACTGATGTAGGTAGGCGTAGAGCTTCGCAACTTGCTTCTGGTGAAGATGTTTCTGCAGATGTTGTAAATAGAATGATTAGTTACTTTGCCCGTCATTCTGTTGATAAAAAAGCAACAGGTTTTACTTTAGGTGAAGATGGCTTTCCAAGTGCAGGACGTGTGGCGTGGGATGCGTGGGGTGGTGATGCAGGAGAATCTTGGGTCAATGGTTTGCCTGCAAGTACTAGAAATGGTTTAGATTTGATAGTAGGTAATGCTAATAAAATGGAAGATGGTCAATTGGAAAATTATCCTTTGAGTAAAGAAGAACTACTTATGCAAGTAAGTGAGTTAAAAGGCGAAGTTTTAGAGTTGGTTGGCAAGCTTGCTAAAACTGTTGACGATTTGTCTGAACTTGTTGATGCTGTTGCTGAACCTGTTATGCAAGTTGATTCTGCCATTGATCCTGCTATTGACCCTGCTGTTGATCCTTCTATGATGGAGATGGATTCTGTTCGTTTTGTTGAACCTGCAAAAGTTGCGGAATTGCACGAACGGGGAGAGCGAGTAACTAAAGGTATTGAACAGCGAATTGCTTTTCAAGATTTAGAAATCCGTCAAGAAGGAGATGGCTTAACTCTTAGGGGTTATGCTGCTGTATTCAATAGTCCTTCACAACCGCTTCCATTTATTGAAACAATTCAGCCTGGAGCGTTTGCAGATTCTTTGAAATCTAGAAACGACATAAAACTTCTTTGGAATCACGATACAGGAATAGTCCTTGGATCAACTCGTGCAGGAACATTGCAACTTGGTGAAGATCAGCGTGGACTTTTTGTAGAAGCAAATCTGCCAGACACTCAGGCTGGACGAGATGCAGTCGTAAGTATTCAGCGTGGAGACGTAACAGGATTTAGTTTTGGATTTAGAGTTCCATCTGGTGGTGATGAATGGGCTAGTGCTAATGAACGAATTTTGAAGCGGGTCAATATTCACGAAGTATCAGTTGGCGTGGCTTTTCCGGCTTATCTTGGGACTGAAGGAACTGCAACAGTTAGATCATTGAATGAGCTTAGAGAAATGATTGCTAAGTTGGCTGAATTACGTGGCGTTTCTGCTGAAGAACTGACTGATGCCCTGCTAGCCCTTGAATCAGGGGAAGAATTGACTGAACGCCAAGGGGAGTTGCTTACAGATACTTTGAGCAAAGTTCTCAAAAAAGACCCTGAAATCGCTAATCCTCAAGCTTTACTAGATATGAAGAAAAAGCAGTTAGATTTGCTTATGAATAAGGTATGATTTAGACATTGCTCCTAATTGTGTTGGATGCAATAAAAAAGAATACTAATTCTTTCCCCCTGATTTGTCCCAGGGGGTTTTCTTTTATCGTGTATAAACAATGCGTATAGACTTTATTTATTGGGTGCGTTTATCCCCCGATCTGATTATGTGAGTTAATCTCTGAATCAAACAAAACCCCTATTTATGTTCTTGAAAGGAACAAACCTAATGAGCGATTTTATTGCTAAACAGGTTGATGCTAAGGCTAAGGCTTGGCACGAAGCTAAGGAACTGATTGATTCAGTTGAAGCTCGTGGTGGATCTTGGTCTGGTGAAGATGAAGCAAAGTATGCTTCTCTCACTGCAGACATCAACAAAAGAAATGAACTGATTGAACTAGAACAGCGTGAAGCAAAAGTTGCCGAAGTTATGACCAAGGCTGCTGTTGATTTTGCTGGTGCAACAGTTTCAGACAACGAGTCAGACATTCTTCGCAAGATGATTCTTGGTGAGATTCGTGGATACGAATTCAAGGCAGAGCAGAGAAGTATCACTGGCAGTAGCACGGGTGCACCTGTACCGACTTCGTTTTACAACGAGATCGTAAAAGTTGCTCGTCTAGTTAACCCATTGCTTGACTATGCAACTGTAATCAACACTGCTTCAGGTGAAAACTTGCAGATTCCATCACAGTCCACTTTCTCAACAGCAACTATTGTTGGACAAGGTGTGGCAGTTGGCACGTCAGAGCCAAGTTTCAATTCTTTTACCACACTGTCGGCGTATAAGTTCAGTGCCTTGGCACAACTTTCTCGTGAACTAGTCCTGGATGCCGGCGTTGATGTTGTTGGTTTCTTGGCTGAACAGTTCGGTAACGCTTTTGGTTACGCAATTGGTAACAAGCTAATCAATGGCACAGGGTCAGTCGAACCGACTGGGTTCTTACCTGTAGCCGGTACTGGTGTTACGGGTTCAACAGGTGTTAGTGGTGCGTTTACTGCCGACAATATTGTTGATCTTGTTTACTCACTAGATGGTGCGCTTCGCAACAAGCCTTCTTTTGCAATGCTTGCAAACAGCACTTCAATTGCAGCAATGCGTAAACTGAAAGACTCTTATGGTCAATACTTATTCAACATTGGAACTGGTCAGGATGCTCGTGATCTAGTTCTTGGTGTGCCAGTAATTGAAACTCCTTCAATGCCAAACCCTGCTGTTGGTGCTAACTCACTAGCTGTTGGTGATTTGAAATCACTTTACATTCGTAATGCTGGTGGTTTGCAAGTTGATCGCAGTGATGACTATGCGTTTGGTAATGACTTGGCAACGTGGCGTGCAACTTGGCGTATTGACGGTGCTTTGGTGCAGACCGCAAACATCAAAAAATTCAAGGGTGGAGCAAGCTAAAACGCTTTCACTTTCGTAGGATTATGCCCCCTATTTCTGTTTCGTAGCAGATTTAGGGGGTGTTTTCTATTATGCTGAATCTATGACTAAAGCCTGCATTTCTTGGTATTCAAATTCGCTCAATCAGCCGACTGGCTATGGAACGCAATCTAAGCAAGTTATTTCAAGACTTGTTGCGGATGGGCATAAAGTTGCAATGCTCTCCAACTATGGTGGTGAAGGTGTGAATTCAACTATTGAATCAGGATCTGGTTTGATTCCACATTATTCTAGGGGAATGAATCAGTATTCAACAGATGTTTTGCCTTTGAATTTTCAACATTGGAGTTCCGAAAATAAAGAACTTTCAAACTTTTTGATCACCTTGTATGACGTTTGGGTTCTTCACGACAATCCTGCTTTAGATGCTTTACCTATTGCTTCTTGGACACCAATTGATCATCAGCCTGCACCTGAGAATGTTTTGAAATGGCTTAGAAAACCTAATGTTACTCCTATTGCTATGAGCAAATTTGGTAAAGCAATGATTGAGAACGCAGGAATTGAAAGCGAATACATTCCGCACGCAATTGATACAAAGGTTTTCAAGCCAACTAAGGATCTGCCTGAAGGAATTTCTGGGCGAGAATTTGTTGGGGGAAATGACGATAAATTTGTTGTTGGAATGAATTTTGCTAACAAGGCTGGTGGCTTTATTCATAGAAAAGCTGTTGCAGAAAACTTTCTTGCTTTTGGTATTTTTGCTCAAAAACACAAAGACGTAATGCTTTATCTTCACACTGAACCTTATGGGAAGCAGTCAGGTTTTGTGTTGCCTAACATTTTGGCTGCTTGTGGAGTGCCTGCCGAATCAGTTAAGTTTGTAGACCCGATAGCTTACAGTTACGGAATTTCAACTGAAACTTTGGTTGCAATTTATTCAGCCTGGGATGTTGGTCTTTTCTGTAATTATGGTGAAGGGTTTGGCGTTCCACAGATTGAAGCACAAGCCTGTGGTGTGCCGATTGTAACAAGCAACTTTGCTGCTTCAGCAGAACTTGCTTCCCCTGATTCTTTCCTAGTCAATGGTCAGCCTTTTTGGGATGCAGGCCAACATTGCTGGTTCAACGTGCCAAATGTGCAAGGAATCGTGGATGCTTTAGAGCAGGCTTATCAGCGTGGACGTAAAAAGTTTCCAGACACTATTTCTTTTGCTAAACAATATGATGCGGACAAAATTTATGAAGAATCTTGGAAGCCTTTGATTGAAAAGTTAGCTTCTAAGTGATTCCAGTTTTAGGTTTTCTAACTTATTCTAGATTTGATTTGGCAGATCGTTTACTTGCAAGTATTGATTATCCAATAGAAAATTTAGTGATCATAGACAATTCAGGTAAGCGTTCTTGGAATCCTGTAAAGCCGGAGAAGGTTCAAAATCTTTGGTTTATTCAAGTGCCTAATGGTTTAGGTTATGGGGGTGGATTGAATTTGATTGTTAAAAGCACTCCTTTTGCTCCTTATTGGTTGCTTGTAAATGATGACGCTTATTTTGCTGAAGGGGCTTTGAAAAAGATTGCAGATCAGGTTGACCTTG